GGCTATGGTTCCTCCGTCAACTTTTTCTCCTGCAGCGCAACAGAATATGGCTAATATTTACGGGGCTAACCAATTGCCTGATTCTTTTGACAGAGCAACAGTACCACAAACTTTACCACAACCAGCAGCTCCAATGGGAGCCATTACTGATGTTGACCAAACAGGTATGAATAGTTTATATAATCAATACGGATAAAAATAAAAATATGAAAAAAAATATTACACCAGCAGTTAGCAAGATTGAACGTAATGGTATTACAGGTGCTAATGCTTTATGGGACGGACCGTTAAACACAGATGGATTCCCTATGGGGAAAGGTTCAAGTTCTGGCAATATGGGAATGGAAATTAAAAAAGCATCTTGTTCTTACAAAGGTGGCTTACCTATAACCCAGATCGCTAAAGGCGCTCGTTAATAAGAAGATATGACAGCTCAAGACTTTAAATTATATCTAACCAATGGAATAACTTTATCTATAAGTATGTCTAATATTGAAATGGGATTAAAAATAATTTTACTACTAGCTTCTATTGGGTATACAATATCCAAATGGTACGAGCTAAGAAAAAAGAAATAATATGGCATATATTCAAAATTCACCTTTTTCAAAATTACGCAAAACTACTAAAGGTAAAGGCAGGCACTTTTTAACAGCTAAAGAAGGAGCCGGTATGACCGAAGCTGGACGTAAAGCTTATAATAAAGAAACTGGAGGCGATTTAAAAGCGCCACAGCCTCAAGGTGGTAAAAGAAGAACTTCATATTGCGCTAGATCTAAAGGTCAAATGAATATGCATAATATTGATTGCAGTAAAACCCCGGACAAACGTATTTGCGCTGCAAGACGCAGATGGAAATGCTAATATAAATATGGGATCATTATATAATAAATTACCAAAAGGCAGTCCTATAAAATTAGCCAGAAGCATGGTTCCTCAAACAGAAGGTGAATATGCTAATCCTACATTAGTGCCGTTGCGCTCAGATAATTCAGCAATTGTTGCCGGTATAGGCGCTGCTGCGAGTAATATTGCTGCAGGACTAGAAGTTGCTCAAATAAAAAAAGGAATTAAAAAAGAAAAAGAACGAGAAGAGCAAAAAATAAAAAATGCTTCGGAAGTTGAAAAAATAAAAGAAAACATACGCCCTTCTGGTATTAAAACAGATCTTATATAATGGGATTTATAATGAAAGGCTTTCCGCTTAATGCAGACAATACTCCAATATATCAAGTTGATATGGAGGATAAAAGTGTTATGGGTATGGCTAATAATAATGGATCTATTGTTGTAGACAAAGATTTAAATCCATCTGAAATAAATGGCGTTATTGCTCACGAAAAAATACATCTTGAGCAAATGAAACGTGGAGACCTTAACTATGATAACAATAACGTATATTGGAAAGGTAAAAAATATCCACGACAAAAAATGAAAGAAGGTGCTAAAAATTTACCCTGGGAAGCTGAGGCGTACAAAAGAGCTTAATGTAACTTAAGCTAGTAATATGTGATTATATAAATAATTAATTTAATAAAATATAATCATGAAAAACTTATTTTTAACATTATTTGCATTTTTTGCACTAAACGCTACGGCTCAAACAGATTTTAACTATTACGATTTTAATGGTCATTGGATTAGTGATGAGACTATATTTGAGTTAGTAATACTTTATAACGAAGCAGATGGTTTTCAATTTTTAAACTTTAATTTAGAACACGGAGAAACTTTAGAAGAAAAAATATTAAGTTATAAAAATGGAGCTGTTAAAACACAATTAATTAACAAAAGAAACAATTGGACGATAGAAAACATATATAGTATGATTTCTAATGATGAATTAAAGGTAGAAATATCTGGCGATTATAACGGGACAATTATATTTAAAAGACTATACTAAATAAACCAACAAAAACAATAATTATGTACAAACAAAAATCAGGCGCTATGATGCGCGCGGGTTACAATAAAGATGCCGAGTCGCCTTTTAAAAACCAAAACACTCCTAGCCCAAATCCTTTTCGCACTGAAGAAATGATGAATTTAAGAGAAAATATTCAGAGTATGAAAAAGTCGAAGCTATCAGGTTATGTAGAAAAAGAAAAAAAGAAAAAATATTATACTGAAGTAACTCCTCCTGAGAAAAGTGTAGCAGCCGACGTTCTTGGCCGACAAAGAGAAAAATTTAAAAGCGGTCCTTCTTTGATAAATAAAGACGAAAAAAGACTTTTAAATTCACCAGATGCATTAAAAACAATACAGACTGCAAAAGGTCGATACCGCGATCCAGAAGGATTTGGTACATATCTTCAGACTGAATATAAAGATCCTCGTAGTGGTGAAAAAATATTAAGTGGGCCATCAGGTCATAGGCACGATATGACAATATTTGACAAAAAAACTAAAAAAATGAAGATTAATCCAACGGCTAGAGCAATGGGTAAATTAGATCGATATCTTCAAAGTTTTTATAAATAATAAAAAAATAAATCGTGTACAAACAAAAATCAGGAGTTATGATGCGCGCTGGCTATGACAAAGATGCAGATTCGGCGTTTAAAAAAACTTTCCCCCCTATAGGTGAAAAGCAAGAGTGGGAAGAAGATGTTATTGACCCAAGAACAGGAGAAGTTAATAGACTAACCAATGTTGAAAAAGCTAGCGTATTGGTTCCAGCTGCTGCTGGTCGAGGCGCAGGTACAAAATTAACAGAGGCTGCTCAGCGTAAGGTAGCAACTACACTATCTTATGCTAAAAAAGGAAAGCCTCTTGTTGATATTAAATTTACAGCAACCCCAGAAGAATTTGCTAAAGGAGGTCAAGCTGTCAGAGTAGAGGGCGGAGGATATTTAACTAAAGAGCGCGAAAAACAAGCGGCTAAAATTAAAAAAGCTGGTTCAACGGCTAGACGCGCTCTTAACATAAGAGGATAATAATGTATAAAATGGAGCAAGGACATTTCGGCCATTATACTGGCAACGCAAGACACTCTCGTAAAATGGAAATGATCCATGATAGAGAAATGATTTATGACGCTAAAATGCAAATGCATAAAGCTGATGAAGACTATAAAGAAGATTCACCTGCAAAAATGTGTGGATGCGGTAAATAAAAAAAACAATTAAATTTAATCAAATGAGTAAAGTAACAAAAATTACAGAAGAACAGTTAGCTACAATTAATAAAATTAATCAAGAATTAAACAGTTTGATTCATAATTTAGGCGTATTAGAATCACAAAAACATTCGTTGTTACACCAGTTACCTGATGTAAACAAAGAAATGGAAGATTTTAAGAAGTTCCTAGAGGAAGAATACGGGCAAATTAATATTAATTTACAAACTGGCGAATATACAGCTATTGAAGTAAATAACCCTGAAGAACTTAAATCTGTATAATATGGGTTCTGTGATACGTAAAATAAGTATAGGCGCGGATTATAAGAATGATGCAATGCATTATTCAGTTGGCCAGCAAGTATATGGAGGTCATGAGATAGCCTATATATTGTTTAGCGAATCCGATAATTCATATAACATACACATAAAAAAAGGAGACGAGGTAATGCCGTGGAAGAAATTTAATTCTAACATGGCAATATCTGTTGAATATGATTTAGAGTATTAATGAATAGTTTGTATGATTTTATTGTTAAGCCTTTAGGGGAAAGGTATAACAATGTTATTAAATTAGGTGACAAAAGCCTAATAATAAATACTAAAATTGAAAATTTTAAAGCTGTAAATAGATTAGCAGAAGTAGTTTCAGTTCCGCTAGCTTATTCAACAGCTATAAAAGAAGGCGATATTGTAGTAATACATCAAAATGTTTTTAGAGTATTCTATGATATGAAAGGCAAAAAAAGAAATAGTAGATCTTTATTTAAAGATAATTTATATTTTTGCGCAGCAGATCAAATTTATTTGTATAAAAATAATAACGAATGGAATTCATTTGGTGATCGCTGCTTTGTAATGCCTTTAAAAAATAATGACTCTCTAACAAACGAAAAGGAGAGAAAGCTTATTGGTATACTAAAGTATGGCAATAGCTCCTTAAATGCAGCTAAAATAGCTCCTGGTGATGTCGTAGGGTATACGCCGAATAGCGAATGGGATTTTATTATTGATGGCGAGCGTTTATATTGTATGAAATCTAATGATATTGTTATAAAGTATGAATTCCAAGGAAACGAAAAAGAATATAATCCTAGCTGGGCAAAAAGCAGTTGAAGAATTAATTAAGGTAGCACAAGAAAAGATCGTAGACTCAGGTGATGACATTTCCGCTGACAGACTTAAAAATGCTGCCGCTACAAAAAAGCTAGCAATATTTGATGCTTTTGAAATTCTAACAAGAATTGAAGAAGAAGAGCGTATTTTAGAGAACAAACCTAAAGAAGAAGCTAAAAAGCAAGCATTCTCTGGTTTTGCTGAAAGAAGATCTAAGTAATGTACGAGCAAACTTTATATAAAATCATTAAAGACCATATAAAGCCTAAAGTTCTTAAAAGAATGAATAGGTATAAAAAATGGGAATATGGTTACAACAGTGAATATGACGTGGTTGTTATAAGTAAAACTGGCCAGATTGGAGATGTATACGAAATACAAAATCTTAAAATTGCATTACCAGCTGCTCCTAGCGAAATAAATAATGAGAACGACAAGTGGGTTCGAGAAGATGATCCTAAAGAATTAAAGGCTATAAAAACTATATTCGACTGGAAAAATTATCCAGATGAATTTAAAGAAAAATGGGAACCATATATTGATGAAGAATTTAAGCGAAGAGAAGAAGGCTATTGGTTCTATAATAAAGGTTTGGTTACTTACATTACTGGTACTAACTATATGTACTTGCGCCACTCCAAAATTGATGTTGGGGCACCTGACTTTAGAGAAGCAAATAGATTATTCTATATATTCTGGGAAGCTTGCAAGGCAGATCCAAGATGTTATGGTATGTGCTACCTTAAAAACAGACGTTCTGGGTTTTCGTTTATGGCATCCGGAGAAGCTGTTAATTTGGCAACAATATCAAGCGACGCAAGATTTGGGATATTATCTAAATCTGGAGCTGATGCAAAAAAAATGTTTACAGACAAGGTCGTCCCAATATCTGTCAACTACCCGTTCTTTTTCAGACCAATACAAGACGGTATGGATAGACCAAAAACCGAACTTGCTTATAGAATACCCGCATCTAGACTTACTAGAAAATCTATCCAAAACACCCAAGAACAAGAATTGCTTGAAGGATTAGATACGACTATTGACTGGAAGAACACGGGGGACAACTCATATGATGG